CCATCCTACAGTTGCATTTACATAAACTAAAGTAAAATTTTCATCGTCTGTTGAAACAGTTATATCCCCTGGAGAACCTGCAATATTTTCAGCTCCGGGAGCAACAGTTAAAGCATTAATGCTGTAGCTTTGTCCACCATCAATTAAACTTACCTCTGATCCAATAGACGGACCTGTTGGTAATGTGATAGTTAAAACACCGCCTGATGTGTTACAAATAATTTGATCTCCATCTACAGCTGTATAAGAAGTAGTTGTTGACTTATAACCTTTGTTTATCATTCCTTGATTTACATTAGTTCCGTCAGAGTAAAGTAAAGCTTTTGCACCTGTTGCTAAAGTAACTCCAGTTCCTGAAAAAGTTTTAACAGTTAAAGTGTAATGTGATGCTGATCTATCTGTTGCATCTTCTACAACAAATACTCTTTCTGATGAATCAGGCATAGTTACAACTCTATTCCCTGTTAATGTTCCAGTTAATTTAAAGTATAAATTTTTACCATTTGAAGTAGCACCATCTGTTAATACTAAATTAACGTCAGCTCCGCCTACAGCTAAGCTTAAATATCCACTCGCTGCTTGCTCCAAGATTTGTAGATTCGTGTTTGTAATATTACCCCATAGACCAGATTTTTCACCGGTAACCATAAGTTCTAATTTTATATCATTTGAATAACTTGATGCCATATTTTATCCTATTCTCCAGGAGACGGAGAGTTAATAGCAGTTCTTATTGTGCCATCCATATACTCGTCTCTTCTTCTTCTACCTTGTTGTTCTATACCATATGTAGCCATACTTCTACCATAAGATTGCTCGTATAATTGTAACATATCTGTTGGTCCTTTTAAATAGCCGTAAGTTTCAGCTAAACATGCATATAATATTAAATCTGGGTAGTTTGTAGATACATAAGTTGTAGTCGCATCACTAGCTGTAATACTGTCTGGTTGCTTGACATATGCAACGTGGCACACGTAGGCAGCATCGGGCGTCGGGGCTAAAAAAATAGTAGATGCATTTCTGTTAGCATAGTATTTTGGAATATTATTAGGTGCAGCAGGTGCTGTACCCGGTGTGTTATAATACTCTTGCATGAAAGAAGTATCTCTAAGTTCTAAATTTTTTCTAACAGCTGGTGTTTCGTTTGTATCATTAATGTAAATATATCTTATAAATCTTGTATTAGCTGGTGCAGCAACTTCTCTATTACCTGGAGTCAAAGTAATTGTATCATAGAAACGAGCGTCATCTGTATCTGTTTCTCTAAATATTCTAGCTTCAGCATTTTTAACAATAGTTTTAAGAATAGCATCATTTAATACTGTGCTATCAACTTCTGTGTAACTTCTAATGTCTGATTTTAATTCTCCAAAATTCATAATTATGCCTTAAATACTATAGGTCCAGCTGAACACTGTAAACCTCCTCCATTTTCCCTTGTATTAACATTTTGAAACGTAGTAAAGAAAAAACTATTATTAACTGTAATAGTTGATGGTTGACCGGGATTGGGAATAGTTGATGAAATCATTGTTATATTGAAAGCTCCGAACACTCTAGCGCCAGTACTATGAGAGCCAGCTGTTGTATTTGGTGGAGTCACACCTCTAAATTTAGCAGCTGTTCCTCTTACGCACCCTGTTAATTGATTCCCTACTTTAGCTGCATATGAAATAGTTTCATTTTTAAAAAGTAAAGTTACAGGGTCTATTTTTTCTATCGTAATATATCCAGTTACAGGGAAATAAGTTGCATCAGTTAGATTTATAGTAGTTGTAGAATCATTTATATCTCCATCTAAAGTAGTTTCTAGCTGTATTGATTCTATGTTTGATCCAGGGATTGGACTTGTTAAATTAGTAAATCTAACCCAATCATCTGTTTCATAACCACTGTTTGGAAAATTACACTCTAGTACATTAGTTGGTAGTCCTAAAGAACTTAATGCTACAAAAGGGTTCTCAGGTAATAAATCAAAAGTTGGTGGCTCAGTTCTATCAGGTCTAGCGTTTTGTAAACCTTGTGGGTCACCACCGATTGGTATTGGATTTAATTGAGGTTGTTTAGGTTCATATTCTGAAATATGCACAAAAGCTCCATTCCATTCTCTTACCATTTCATTATAGGGAAACTGCATTCCTGACCGATCAGAGATTGCTAATGCGTGTCTGCCTTTTGATAAATTAGTCATGTATTAAATCTCCGGAAAATAAGTTCTCGGTGTTACAAATAAACTAGAAGAAGATCCATCATTTTGTAATGCTCTTTGTATTTCATCTTCATATAACATTTTTAAATTTTGAACTGCAGCTGGTTGAAATTTAAGTGCTAAGTAATAAGAAAGTCCCGCTACCATACAAGGTACAAATCTGTAAGGTACATCTGCTTGATTAGTGTAAGCTCCAGCATCTTGAATTCTTGAAGCGTAATAATAGTTAATACTATTACCTGCTTCAGTCGAACCTGGAGTTAAGAATAAAGTTATTGTTATTCTGTCAATAAATCTTTGAACAAAAAATTGTGTAGGCGAACCCTGTTGTGATTTATCGGCGAAAGATTGATAGATTGATCTATTTATTTTAGTTAATGGAAAATCTATTCCTTGTTGATTTCTATAAGAAGCTTCTAAAATATCATCAACTCCATAAATAGCGTTAGCATCCGAAGTACCATCTTCAGGTGATCTATACATTGTATATAAATTCTGACCTTGTACTAAAGTTAAGTTATTGTTTTTTATTTCCCAATAATGAAGACCTCTGTTGGCCCATTCTTGAAACATTATGTTTAACGATCTTCGAGCAGAACTTAATTGTTGACCGGTAACACCAGTCATATTTATTCGTTCATACGCTTCGTGAACTATATCATCTATAGAAAAACCTTTTTCAAAGATCGTTGTTCCAGAAGTAGTATTAGCCATGAGCTTACGCTCCCGTAATAGTTATAGTAACGCTTCCGCCTGCTCCAGTTAAATTATAAACAATTCCTTCTTTAAATAAAATACCAGAACCAGGAATATATACTTCTAAACCTTCATCACCATAGTTATAAGTAGCTATAGCTGCTCCGGGTGCTGCTGCATTTGCAGAATTGTAAAAAACTATCGTAGAGTTTGCTATTCCTTTTCCTTGAATAGAAGTAATTCTAGCTCTACCTGTTTTACCTAAAGTATCTGCTCCGACTGTATCGAAGGTTAAGGTTGTTTGATCTGATGTTGCGCTTCCTGACATATTTTTTCTCCTTTAATTAATTTTAACTGCCACCGCCAGCATTTACATTAACCGTCATTGTATAAGCAAGACTGTCTTGGTTTCCATCGTTTACTGTAAACCTAAAAGTAGCATAGGGTGCACCAAACTCTCCAGGAGTCGGGTCGAATACTAAATTAGAGATATCAGCTGTGTCTATGTTTTGACCTATAGTTACATCTACACCGCTTAGTTTCAATGTTCCACCTCCATCAAGTAGTGATTCAATAGAAACATGAGCCATAGGTTGGTCGGCAAAATCAGCATAAGGAAAATCACTTGAACTAAATGTATAAGGTGTGTCCTGATTAGTAGTTACCGAACTGTTAGATGAAGTTGGTGGTGGATCAAATAGCGAAGGTGCTATTGGTTCACCATCTCTAGGTGGCGCGTCTCTGTATGGGTGATTAAAAGCTAGTTTAGATTCCATACCATATCTCCATGCTAAATAACCTTCTGTTTGTTCAATAAAAGGTGAACTTCCAGGCTCGTCGCCTACACCCTCATAACCATATTCAAATTTAGCTATAATAAAATCTCCAAGGTTACCTGCTAATTGTCTATTTCCGCCAGCATTAGTCATAAATTTACAAAGTATTTTATTACCAAATTTATTAGTATAGTTACTGTTTGTTCCTACTTCAGTACCATTTACTCTAGCTCTAATTGAGCCAGTTATAAAATCCATGTCGAGAACAAAAATATTAGTACCTGTGTAAGGTCCTCCAACAAAATCAAATTGAGTACCAGAAAGATCACCCTGTGCTTTCGTTGCTCCCATGAAATTACTTGCATCATTAGCTGCTATTCCAATTCTATTACCAGGGTTGTCTTCTATTGTAAAAATAGAGTCATCGGCTTGATTAACAATAGGTGAATCAAGTAATGCTATGAAAGTAAAATTACCATCATTTCCTGGAGTCGTACCTTTTGAACATACTAATCTTTCCGGATTATCAAACGCTATAACATTTATTCCATTTACAGTGGTAGTGCCAGTATCTGGAGTATTAGCTCCATTGTCTGATTGCATAGACCAAAGAGTATTATCAATAAGATTGTTCCATGAAGTAACAGCTTGACCACTTTGTATAATTGTAGATGCAATATCACCTCTCCACCAACCTCTTAATTCAGCTGAATCATTTTGTGGTGTCCAAAGATTTCCTGCTGATGATAATCCAAATTGTAGTTTTTTTGTTGACATAATTTTATTCTCCTTAATTTATTAGTTAATTATTGTTTAAGATTACTGATAATCTTTACCAATATTTGCTAATAAACTAGTTCCATCATTATAAACAGTTACAACATCAATGTCATTTGCGTTTAATGATAGTGCTGGGAATCCACCAGGGAATTTAACACCTGTGAAAGTACCCGTACGTCCACCTGTTCCGTCTTGAGTAATAGTGATAGCTAAACTCGCACCTGCTGGAAAGTTAGAAAATGAAAAAGTTGCATTTGTATCTAATGTAACCGCAAAGTTACTTCCTGTTGAAAAATCAACATCAATCGCCGCTGCAGATGTTAAATTTACAATTGCAGTAGCTGGGTCAACATCACCAAAACTTAAAACTCCTGCTCCGTTAGTAACGATTGCTTGACCTGAAGTACCGTCTGCAGCAGGTAATGTAAAAGTTATGTCAGCAGCTGCCGATGTTGATGCTTTTATTGAAACTAATTTTCCATTAGTTTTATTAAGTAATTTAATTTCTCCATCAGAACCTTTTGATGTAGTTGTTTCTTCTTTACCAGCTACGATTGGTCCTGAAAATGTAGTTCTTGCCATAATTTTATCCTCCTAATTAATAAATACAGTCTTTAGGCCGTCGACTATATGCGTCTGTATTTTTTTAAAAAATATATAGTGTGATTTTTATACAACAGTTTTAAGTAGAGTGCAAGAGATCCTGTAGTGTGGAGTGGATTTTTTCCAACGATGTAGCTTTTGTTTAAGTAGCTACTGAAACTTCAGGAGTAGAACCTTCAATTGTGTTCTGTCTATGGGCGATTTGAGCTTCTTCTAGCTTAATCTTTGTGATGATTTCCTTGACTTTGTCGTCAATTCTAACCATCTCAAGAGTGTATCTGTTATTATCCAGATGCTCCTGTTCCCACTTCAACTCCAAGGACCTTTTTGCTTTGTATAGGTCTTGTATCATTTATAACTTCCTCATAAGTTATTCTATTTATCTTGTCGTCATAACTAACGCCAAGATTTTCCCAAACTATACTATTTTCTCCTAGCTTGTCAAGGATTGATTGTTCAAGGTCAGTCGGGGAATCTTGTGATTCTACTGTAAATTTAGCGTGATGATTATACGCCCAGATATTTACTTTAAATTTTTTCATTTATTCGTAATTTGATATTTCTTCTTTTTTAGCTGTTAAAAAACTTATTTTTTCGTTTATCAAATCTACCTTAGCAGGTTTAGGATTATTTTCCAATAAACTTTGATTTCTTTTAATACCTTCTTCTATTCTTTGTAACATTCTTTCTTTATTTCTTGGTCTCCAATTAGGATCTTCACTTCTCTTTTTTAAAGCTTTGTATATTCCCATTTGAATTTTCTATTTGATGAGGGGCGATTAACGCCCCTCAAAAATTTAACTATTAGTTACCTGCAGAAGCATACATACCTCTTGGATCTGAGAATCCAAAAGAATATCTTTCTCTTGCTTTGTATCTAACGTTTCCAGTATCGAAGTCACCTTCCATTTTAGTGGAAATAGGTGATCTATTGAACATTTTCATACCATTAGGTACGTCAGTTTTGATATAGAAAGCATCTGTATCAGTTAAGTAATGGTTAATTACATAACCTTGAGGTACCATTCCTCTAGATACGATTGCATTGATATCGTTATCTGCTGTTCCCGTTCTACCTTTTGATTCCATTAGTCTCTCTGCTGTAAACTGCTGGTTAGGGTGAATGATCATTTTCATTCCTCTAGCAGCGATTTTTAGACCTCTTTCATCAGTGAAAGCAGAAATATCGATTAGAGATTGCTCTAATGATGTTTCGTTAAGGTCAGCAGGAGTTTGCAATTGGTTAGAGAACGTTCCGGCTAATGTAGGGTGATTTACAATCGCTCCTAAATTATTGTTACCGAAAAGTGATACTCCGTCACCACCTGCAAAGTTTCCATCGAAACCATTGTTTAGGACGTTAGCCGCTTTAACTTGTTTAGTATTAGCCATAGATCTAGCTAATGCTTTTGTATATCTAGACGCAAGTCTGTCATACAAGTTATCTTCAATTGCTTCTTCAGTAATTGAAAACGCTAAAGCGATTGTTTCATGTGTGTAACGAGAAGTGAAAGTCTCTTGAGCATCATCAAATGATACACCTTGACCTTCAGCTTTAACTTGCGCATTACCGAAACCAGATAACATTACTTCTTCTTCAAAAGCTCTGTCAGATGATTCAGTATCGAAAATCTCAGCGTGTTCGTTCTCGTAGTTTTTGTATTCCAAGCCGAATAGTGCATTCAGACCTGGCTCTAGTTCTTTAACTAGTTGTGATCGTGATATAGCCATAGTATTTTATCTCCTATTCCTAAGCTTAGTTAATGTACAAGTTACTTGCAGAATTAACTACAACAACCATGTTTACACCAGCTGCTGTAATGTCTTTGTTTTCAGGGTCTTGACCGACTCTGACAACTTTCCACATTTTAGTTGTAGCTGAACCACCGGCAACATTTAAAAGTACAGTCGATTGACCGTCTTTGTTGTCAGTAGCTGTAAACGATGTTACGTTGAAGCTTTTTCCGTTGTTACTTGTTGGACATGCAGCGTCCGTTTTGATCATGTATTCTTGAATTGGATCGTCATTCACGAATGCAGTACCATTGCTGCTTCCAGTATTATAGTCAGTTCCAAAGATTGTTCCTGCGTCTACAGAATTTACAAATCTTGGTTTTGCTGTTGAGCTATCAACGTAAAAAATTCCGTTGAAAGCACCTACTAATAATGAGTCAGCCCCATTATCGTAAGCAGCGCCACCATTACCTGTGTCGTCTGTAGTTGCGAAACTAGCATCTTGTAAAAAGCCTTCTGCTCCAGCTGCATCTTGCAGTGAAACAGGGTTACCTTTATAAAGACCTACTCCTAAACCTGACTCGACTAAGTATTCAGATTGACCGCCGATTGAAGGTGTATTACCTAATCTTTCGATCATTCTTAAACCAAAGCCTGTAGTTGAGCTATTAGCCATAGTTGTTTCTCCTTTATGTGCCTGTCCCGAAGGACCTCCAGCACGGTTTATTTTAATTTAGCGGGTAGGAATTGTTAAAAAATTAACGTTTCTTCGAACCACCAAAAGTTACACGAGTTTGTCGATCACTATTGATCGGCATACTTGGATGTTGTTCCCTCATAAGATCGTGTTCAATTGCTTCGTTTCTCTCCTGAGTTTGCTTTTTAAAGTACTCAGTTCGAGATTGTGCGATCTCTTCCGGTATCCTTGCCAACACAAGGCCGCCTACTCCGATCACTCCTGCGTATTTTCCTTCTTGCATAGTTGGGTAAACAGTATCTGGATATTCATCAGATCTAACTAATTCATATCCTGATCTTAATTTACCAGACATGTTTTTAGTGTCGTCAAACCCTAAAACTTCTGTCCGTAACCATCTATGCTTAAAACCTTTTGGCGCAGGTGGTGCATCTAAAGATGACGGGGGAGCCCATGTCGTAGGTCTTTTTTCTTTAGATCTAGACTGGCTTGCACGGGTGGTCTTTTTGTTTTCTTCATTTTTCATATGCTATACCTCCTTCGTGATTTTTAACTGTTTCGCATATTCTTCCAGTGGCACACCTAATTTTTTAGCAATTGCT